GTATGCGTTATAGGAGTGATTCATGGCTGTAGAGCAAAAAGACATGATGGCGATGATGAAGATGGATCAAGGCATGGATGCCGAGGCTCCAACTCTTCCCCCTTCCGAGCAAGGCGCGGCTACCCCTCCTATGGCTTCTCCTATGTCTACACCCGAAGAAAAGAAGGGTGAGCAAGAGAAAGCACGTTTGAACATTATGATGGCTCTTGACATGCTTCAATCCGCAGTCGGCGCGTTTGATGCCGAAAGCGAAGAAAACAAGACCATTGAAAAAGTTGTTGCAGAGATTACCCGCCGCTTTGGTGAGCGTGAATCCGATACGCGACAACTCATTCCCGCAGAAATTTTACAAATGATTCAGACTTTGCCGCAGGCGGGTGGTGCCACGCCTGGTCAGAGAACAGCAGCAATGGCACCCGTCGAGGGTGCAACTTCACCCCCCTTACCCATCTAGGAGCAATCTATGGAAATGTTCAAACCCAAAGGTGCGCTGCAACCCCGTCGTCCTACCGACAACTCGCAGCAAAATGGTCAAATCGTTAACACGCCCCGTTTCTCTGAAATGGGTGGCCTCACCAACGCAGCCAAGACTGGCAAGAAAAATGCCATGACGATGAGCAAGCCTGGTGATACTAAGCGCGTTCTATAAAGACAGAAAGGGGCTAAACCATGAGTCTTGAAAACTACTCACCAGAAGCAATCGAAGAACTGGCTGCGCTTTCAAAGCGTTTATCAGAAGACCCAACGACTAGGAAAGACTTTCTGCGTTTAACAAAGAAAGTGCATCCTGATCTTCCGGTCCCTGAGATTGAAATGGAAGAGGCAGTGAATCAACGCGCTACGGCTGCCGAAGAGAGGGTTGCTCAACTTGAAGCAAAACTCAAGCAGCGTGAAGTGCGTGATGAATTGCAAAAGCGACGCTCTGCATTGAAGGAAAAAGGCTATGCCGAATCCGACGATGATATTTTGGAAATCGAGAAATTGATGACCGAAAAGGGCATTGCAAACCATGAGACAGCGGCAGATTACTGGCGCAAGTCCCGTGAAACAGCAATTCCGACTCCTAATGGTTTCCCGCAACCCGTAATGTCGCGGTTTGACATTCAGGGTTACATGAAGAATCCGGTTGGTGCAGCGCGTGAAAATGCTGCTGCGGCTCTTGCAGAACTTCGCAAGAATCCAAAGCCAATTGGTCTGTAGTTTGGTTTGGGGCTTATTTTGAAACTTCGGAGGTAAATCATGCCTATTGGTGGCGGCATCCTTCCGGCTTCGGGTACCAATCAGTACAATGAGTTAACTTACGTTACTCGTCGGGCTTTTATCCCGAAGTTGGTAGTACAACTTTACAACTCAACGCCCCTGATGGCGGCGCTGATCGCGAACAGTCAAACCGCTTCCGGCGGTGTTTCGTCAGTGACCGTACCCGTTCAGGGTTCTCAATTTGTAAACGCTCAGTGGTCCGACTACTCGGGTTCGTTTGCACAACCTTCAGTGCAACAAGGCGCTTATAACGCTGAGTTCAACCTGAAGTTGCTCGTTTCTCCCGTGCCCTTCTTGGGTATGGAAGGTGCGGTTCAGCAAGACTACGCAATCATCCCCCTCATTGAGGCTCGCATGAATGACGCGACCAACGTGATGATGGATGCCATGGCTACGTCGTTGTACACCAATACCACCGATGCACAACAGTTCATTGGACTGCCTGCTGCGATTGACGATGGTACGGGTACCGCAAACTACGGAAACATTGACCGTTCCACGAATACTTGGTGGAAGTCCAAGCAGTACGCTGCTGGCTCGGTTAATCCCACCCGTCAGAACGTCCTTCAGTACATTTCCGGTACCGTCAAAAACGGTGCTGAAGTGCCTACTTTTGGCGTTTGCGGATTTGGTACATGGACACTCCTTGCCCAGGATTACGTTGGTCAAGAGAACTACATGATTACCCCTGGATCAGGTTTTGATGGTGATGCCAATGGCCCACAGGCTGCGTTCCGCGCTCTGATGGTTGCTGGTGTACCTATCTATCCGGACCCCTATTGCCCAGAAGGTACTCTGTACTTCTTGAACACAAACTACATGTCGCTCTATATCCATGAGCAGGCATCGTTTGCGTTTACTGGGTTTGAGTCCACCCTGCCGAACTTCCAGATTGGCTATGTCGGTGCCGTATTGATGATTGCAGAACTCGTCAATACCAAGCCTAAGTCCATGACGAAGATTACCGGCTACAACTCACTTAGCCTGTAAGGAGGAATCATGTCTTTAGCAATTAACAAAATCCTCGTTGCTGGTGCTAATGCCAATACAGATGGCGCTTATTTCCAAGCCGACAGCGTTACGGTTCCTAATACGTCTGCTTACGTTCTCACCGCTGGTACTTACTATGTTTACCCCACGGCTAACGTCGTGATCCAGGTAAACAACAATACCAACGGCGCAGCGTTTGCAAACGTGTATGCAGCCAACGCAGGTGGCCTGGTGATCGCTGACGGCGTAAACGTCCGTCTGAAAGACTTTGGCAACGCCGGTGATGTTACCGTTAACGTAGTGACCATCAACGGTGGCGAAGCCGCTAGTGGCACTTACAACACTTAAGGAGGGGGCACTATGGACGCAAATGCCGTAGGACGTTCCTACCCTGATTCGTTCGGAAACTATCGCCTTGCAGAAGTTACAGGCGCTAATCTGGCGGCTACGGGTGACATTGCAACCTTAGTGCCTCAAGCAGCAACAAAGTACATTGTTCGCCGTGTAACCCTGTCTAATTTTAGCGGGGCAGCGGCAACGTCAAATGTGGCTCTTTATCCTGCATCCGGTGGCTCGGGCACTGCTCTAGCCAACGCGCAGGTAATTAGCGCAATCGACGGAGCAACTAAGTTTGTTGATTTGACCTTGAGCGCAACCGCAAATGCAACGGTATACACGGCAAGCCCTCTGTATCTAAGGCTTGTTGCCAATACCGCTTCTGTTACCTGTGATGTTGCTGTTTATGGAGATATTGTCACGCTATGACCACGCTGTTTGTACGCAATAACGGGGATGATCGCTTTGTTGATTCATTCAACGGAAGCACCTATGAGATTGCCCCAGGCAAAGAAGTAGAAATTCCTGAAGTTGCTGCCAAACACATTTTTGGTTATGGCGATGACAATAAAGAGCCTTACCTTGTAAGACTTGGCTGGATGAAAATGAACACCGATATGCCCGTTGCGATGGAGCGTCTTGGTAAGTTTTCGTTTAGCCGAGAGTCTTCCAAGCCCGTCCACCTGTCAGCCCCAGTGGTGGAACGAGTAGCCGCGCCCATGCCTAAAGCACGGGTTGCGGCGAAAGGGCCATCCAAGTCAGATGAGTAAAAATGGCAACAACGCTTTCGGGTTACATTACAGAAACCCGCCGGTTACTGCATGACGTTAACGCAAACTTCTGGACTGATGCGGAGTTAACGGATTACATAAACGACGGTAGGAATCACATGATTCAGGACACGGGATGCAACCGTGTCTTGCAAACCTTCACGACTACGGCGAATGTTGAGACAATCAACTTTTCCGATCTCGATGAAGGCGAAAATACAATTGACGTACTTACGATCAATCTGTATTGGGGCAATAGCAGAGTGCCCATGTATTACATGCCATGGTCAAGTTTCAACGCACAATTGCGTTTTTGGCAGAACTACACTGGCCGCCCGATAGGATTCTCCCTTTACGGTCCTAAACAAATCTTTATTGGTCCAAAGCCGGATCAAGCCTATGAGATTGAGTTGGATACGGTGGTTCTTAAACCCGCGTTGACTACCGGAAGTCCCGATGAGACATTGCCTGCTCCGTTTACCGAGGCTGTGCCCTTTTATGCGGCTTACATAGCCAAGTATCAAGAACAGTCTTATGGCGAAGCGGAGATATTCAAACAGGAATATCAGAAGCACGTTCAGCAGGCACTAAACACAACCTTCACTAGACGGCTGCCTACACCATACATATCGGGGTACTAACATGGCTGCCGTTGAGCAAAAGAAACAGTACGCCGTTGTCAAGGACTTCAAAGGTGTAAACACCAAGAACAACCGCACCGTGATTGAAAACGGTGAGTTTGGCTGGCTAGAGAACGCCATGCCGGTTGGTTTTGGCAATTTACGAATCATTGAAGGCAACCAAGTGGTCAATGCATCCGCTTGGTCTGCCAACGTGACCTACATGGGGTCCGTAAACATTAACAACAATGAGTACGTCCTAGGCTTTCAAGACGATGGATCGGCGCAATACGTCAACCTAACGTCTGGCACTAAGGGCAACATTGCCGCAGCCGGTACATTTTCCAACTCTGACGTAATGATTACGCAGTGGAAGAATGAACGTGCGCTCATTATTGACCCAAACAACGGCTACAAGACATGGGATGGAACGGACCTGCATGACATTGGCGCAGTTAACCTAGTTACTGTTACGGCAGGTGGGTCAGGTTACACGGCTGCAAATACATCCGTGTCTTTTGGAACGCCCAATCAGGCTAATGGAGTACAGGCAACCGGAGAGGTTGTCATTGTTGGAAATGCTGTATCTGAAATTATTGTGACGGAGGCTGGAACCGGTTATACCAGCGCACCGACAGTCACGATTACCGGTGATGGTTCTAACGCCACCGCAAACTGTACGATTCTTGACCAATCTGGCACCGACATTGCTACGTTCTCTGGGCGCACCTGGATTGCTTCTGATCGTACCGTTTTCTACACGGCGGCAGATACCTTCAACGATTTCGTAAATGTGTCGGCAGGCTTCTTAACCATTACAGACTCCACCCTTCGTACCAACATTACGCGCATTTTGTCGGCAAACAACTTCTTGTACGTCTTTGGCGAGGACTCGATTAACGTCTTTTCGGACGTTCGCATTGATTCCGTAGTCGGCGTTACGTTGTTTACCAACACTAATGTGTCGGCATCCGTGGGTTCTAGTCTCAAACACGCTATTTTTCCGTACTTCCGTTCAATTTTATTTATGAATGACTACGGGGTTTACGCGCTTGTGGGCGCTACAACCACCAAAATTAGCGATCCGTTGGATGGGATTTTTACAAGCATTGACTTTACTGACTTTGTTTCGGGTGGGCAGTGCCTTATCAACAACATTCTGTGCGCCGTGTACAACTTTAAGTACAACGACAATGGCACAGACCGGTGGATTCAAGCAGCATTTTTTGAACGTAAATGGTTCTTCACTAATCAACTTACTAATTCATACTTTGTTGTACCGGGGGTGAAAGATGGCATCCTTAACTTGTACGGAAGCACTGGAACAAATCTTTATCAATTCTACGAAGACGCAACCAATCCCGTCGAAGTTGACATTAAGACGGCGCTACTCCCCATGGGTGATCCAATTAGAGACAAGCAGGCGCTCAAAATTGGCATCGAGGCCACGCTTGGGACCGTCCCAATCCTCCTAACGGCTTATGTGGACTCGGAATCGGCACAATCGCCTGCTATTGAGTTTGTTAATTCAATTTTTTGGACTAACAATGCTTCGCAGACTATTGATTGGACCAACTCATCTTCTCAGGTGATTAGTTGGACTGCTGTTCAAAGTGCTGGTGCTGGCTACTATCTGTACAGATCAGACGCGAAAATGTACGGAAAATACCTGGGAATGAGTATCACAAGCGATGCAACTCCATTTACAATAAATGGGTTCCAATTTGAACATGAACTGAGAGCGAGGTTCTAACTATGGCACTTCCTATTTCCATACCTAATACGTTTGCAAACGCAAACGCTGCGATACCTCTATCGCAGTTAGATAACAACTTTACCACGGTTTCTAATGCGATCAATGGAATCGGCAATGGATCAGAAAGCCTAGCCAATGTAAGCATCACTGGTGGGCAAGCATCCAACGTGTTATTGCAAAATCGCACACGCGAGTTTGTGACCATTGATGCTAACGGTGCGGCCAACACGATTAACTATGACGTAAACACTCAGCAAGTGCTGCTTTACCAAGGCAATGCCACAGCAAATGTTACGCTCAACATTCGTGGCAACGGTTCGGCAACGCTTGATAGCGTCATGGAAACCAATAGTTCCGTAACTGTAGCCTTTGGCATGACAAGCAATGCGACGGCTTACTACGTTGACCTTGTGCAAATTGATGGCACCAACGTCACTCCTTTGTGGCAGGGTGGTGCGCCTACCGCTGGTACGGCAAACACTACCGAGGTTTACGTCATTAACGCCGTCAAGACGGCAGCCAATACCTACACGGTCTTCGGATCGGTCACTGCCTTTTCATAAGGATTAGCCATGCCTATTCTCTCGTCACTTGCCATAGCCTGTGCCAGAGCGTATGGCTTTGGTATTGGCGGTGTTGGTCCTACCTACACCGTTATTCAATCGTTTACTGCTTCTGGGTCATGGACCTGCCCGACTGGTGTAACTGAGGTTGAGTACCTTGTTGTTGCAGGTGGCGGCGGGGGTGGTGATCGTCGTGGTGGCGGCGGGGGTGCCGGAGGTTTTCGCACTGGAACTGGATTTTCTGTAACTGCTGGCACCACATACACCATTACCGTTGGTGCTGGTGGAGCCGGTTCAACCTCTAGTCCGTATCTTGCTCCTAATGGAAACAACTCTGTATTTAGTAGCATTACTTCTGCTGGTGGAGGTGGGGCAAACGGGGATGGTCAGGGCGCAGGTGCAAATGGCGGATCGGGTGGCGGAGGTTCTTCTGGTGCCGGAGGTTCTGGAAATACGCCAATAACTTCTCCTTCGCAAGGCAACAATGGTGGGACTGGTGCAAGCCTTTCTCCTAATTATGGTGGTGGTGGCGGAGGTGCTTCAGCCGTAGGCGCAGATGGAACAACCACGGCTGCTGGTAATGGCGGGAATGGTACCGCCTCTTCCATTAGTGGATCATCCGTACCCTACGCTGGCGGCGGTGGAGGTGGAACATATCAGGGTGGAACAGTAGGTAATGGTGGTGACGGCGGTGGCGGAGATGGAGGAAAACCATCAAATACCGATTCGCCCGGAAGTCCAGGTGTAGCAAATACTGGTGGCGGAGGTGGGGGAGGCACACTTGGTCCTGCTACCGGACCAACATCCGGCGGAACTGGCGGTTCCGGCATAGTCATCATCAAGTATCAAGTACCTACATCGACTAAGACTGCAATCTTCTACACCTCTGGATCATGGACTTCGCCTGCTGGCGTTACGTCGGTTGACTATTTAGTAGTCGCTGGTGGCGGCGGCGGTGGAACAAATAAAGTATATGACCAAGGTTCAGGCGGTGGAGGTGCTGGCGGCTTTAGAACAGGTACCGGGTTTTCAGTAACACCAGAAACTACTTACACCATTACTGTTGGTGCTGGTGGCAGTGGAAGTACCATAAACTCATCAAACGGATCGAATGGTTCTAATTCTGTGTTTTCTACCGTTACTTCTGCTGGTGGGGGTGGAGGTGGAAGTAGGAACTCTTCTGGTCCGGCTCCTTTAGCGGGTTCTAACGGTGGGTCTGGTGGAGGCGGTAGCGGCCCTACGGCAGCAGGAGGATCGGGAAATACACCAGTTACAAGCCCATCACAAGGAAATAACGGTGGAACTGCTGGTTCTCACGGAGGCGGTGGTGGCGGAGGTGCGTCTGGTACTGGTGCGACCCCAACTAGTTCTCCATCTGCCGGTTATACGTTGGG